TTGAATCACAACAAAATAAAGCGTCCGGGTCAGACAAGAGGCCTGCCTATTCTTGATCCAATCATTGCAACAATCAAGCAACTTACAAGGTATTCTGATGCGGAAGTTGACGCAGCGGTGAACAGCGCCGCTTTAGCGCTATTTGTGACAATGGATTCAGAGGCTTATACGGATATTCTTAACGATGAAGAACAAATATACAAAAGACAAAAAGCAGCAGAATGGGATGGTGTCATAAACAGCGGCAAGGCTATCAACCTTATGCCTGGTGAGTCCGTATCAAGCCCAAGCCCTGGCAGGCCTAACCCGAACTTTGATCCTTTCTTTGGGGCAATGTTGAATATCTGCAGCATTGGCCTAAACATGCCCAAGGAGATCCTGGCGAAAGCGTTCAACGCCAGCTATTCAGCCAGTCGCGCTGCATTGATGGATGCCTGGCGTACGTGGAAAATTGAGCGCACTTGGCTGGCCCGTCGGATGTGTCAGCCGATCTACGAAGAATGGCTGGCAGACGCTGTAGCGCTCGGCATTATTGATGCCCCTGGATTTTTCTCCGATCCCTTCATCCGCGCTGCGTGGTGTCGCACTAGCTGGTGCGGTGATGGCCCTGGCGCCCTTGATCCACTGAAGGAAGCCACTGCAGCAGAGAAACGAATTGAGATCGGTCAAACAACTCAGGCTGAAGAAATCGTCGCTTATGACGGTGGTGATTGGGAGCAAAAGCTCAGGCAACGCGCGCGCGAGGTTCGGGAGCGCAAGCGTTATGGGTTGGAGGAACCCGTAGGCACGGAAACTCCCACCACAAAATCTGTGGGTCAACAGGAAGAACCAGATCAATCCGATGATTCGGAAGACTTAGATGAATCTGATTCTTCTCAGCTGCAGCTTTCCCTAGCATGATGCCATGACTGTTCTTGACGTTCTCAACTCACCGTGGGCCATCCTGCCCACCAAGCTGGAGGAGATCCAGGCGATCTACTGCGCCAGGGCCAGAGGCGAAGATGTGGACCTGCAGGCCATTGAGGCACGCATGGGTCGGCCCATGGTCAACGACCAGCAGTCTTACGAGGTGGTCAACGGCACCGCGCTGATTCCTCTGCGTGGCGTCCTGGGGCAGCGGATGAACCTGATGAGCAACATGAGCGGGGGCACCTCGACAGAGATGTTTGCCGCTGATGTTCGATCTGCCGCAGCTGACTCCGCCGTGCAATCCATCATCATCCTGGCGGACACACCAGGCGGGACTGTTGCCGGCACGCAGGCTGCCGCGTCCGCAGTCCGGGCCGTGCGAGGCATCAAGCCGATTGCAACCCTGGTCCAGGGTGCCATGGCTAGCGCTGGCGTCTGGATCGGGTCGGCGTCCGACCTGGTGGCCCTTGATTCCCAGACATCGCAGATTGGTTCTATTGGTGTCGTGGCCACTCACGTAGATGTGAGCCAGCGCGAAAAAGACATGGGGATTAAGACGACCGAAATTGTAGCCGGTAAATACAAACGCGCCGCAAGTCAGTTCGGACCGCTGACCGAAACAGGTCAGGCAATGATGCAAGCGCAAGTGGATTATCTGTATTCGCTTTTTGTCGCTGATATTGCCGCCTATCGCGGAACAACCGAAGCCGACGTGCTGCAGCGCATGGCCGATGGTCGAATGTTTATCGGTCAGCAGGCTATTGATGCCGGCTTAGCCGATCAAATCACTAGCCTGGAAGAGTTAATCAGTCAACTATCCAGCGTCAGCACTAGCGGGCGCACACGGTTCCCTGTTGCATCCTCCATGGATTCTCCCCAAACCCCTAGCCAACTGGCCTCCGAGTGGTCGGCCCAGAACCCTGAAGCCGCGGCTGTGCTGCGTGCTGAAGGTGCCGTTTCCGAGCGCGATCGGATTGCCGCTGTTCGATCTCAGTCCCTGCCTGGCCATGAAGCGCTCATTGAGCGGTTCGCCGCTGATGGTCACACCACCGGCCCTGAGGCTGCCGTAGCCATTCTGGCTGCAGAGCGCCAGGCCCAGGCCAACAGTGCCGCTGTGCGACTGGCAGAGGCTCCCCCACCGGTTCCCTACGCGTCGGCCCCAGATGCCGGGCTGGAGTCCGTCAAGCCATCCAAGCCCGAGCCGACCGCTCACGAGTTGGCGGCTCGCGCCCGCGAGATCACGGACCAGGCCAGAGCCGCAGGCCGGACGATCTCCGCAACCGATGCTGTGGCCCAGGCCCGGCGCGAACTCACCACCTGACGCGACACCATCATGTCTCTCCGTAATCAAGGCCTAACCAAGGCTTTTCAGGCCGGCGCCGCTGTTGCCCCAAATCGGTTCATCAAGTTCGGCGCCGACGATCGAACCATGGTCCAGGCTGCCGCCGCTGCTGATTTTGTTGTTGGCGCCTCCGATGACGTTGGCTGCGCATCTGGTGAGCGGTTTGATGCCATTCTCGACGGGATCGTCACCGTTGATTTCGGCGGAACCGTTACGCGTGGTGCGCAGGTGATGAGCGATGCCAACGGCAAGGCTATTACTGCAGCCGCTTCAGCCGGCGCCAATGTGCGAACCGCTGGCATTGCAATGGCCAGCGCCGTCTCAGGGGACAAGGCCCCTGTTCTCCTTGTTCCTGGATCTTTCCAGGGCTGACAAATTCTCCCCTGAGGTAACCACCAATGTCCTATCAGAATTATCCATTTCCGATCCAGCAAGAGCTAACAGCAATCGCTCTTGCTTACACCAATCGAGCGTATATCGCTGATCAAGTCTTGCCACGAACTACGGTTGGCAGCCGTGAGTTCAAGTGGCAGCTGTTCAACAAAAACGAAATGTTCACCATCCCTGAAACGATGGTGGGCCGCAAAGGCGTTCCAAACGAAGTGCAGTTTGGCGGCACCGAGACTGCCGGTTTTGTCAGGGATTACGGCCTTGACGACTTGGTGCCCAACGATGACGTTGACGCGGCACCTCCTGGCTATGACCCGATTGGCCGCGCCGTTGAAGGCGTGTCCGAGCTGATCGCCCTAGATCGCGAAAAACGGGTGGCTGACCTGGTGTTTAGCCTCAACACGTATCCTGCTGCTAACCGCACAACTCTTAGCGGTACTTCGCAGTGGTCCGATTACACCAACTCCGACCCCTATCCCGCCATCATGGGCGCCTTGGATGGCATGTTGATGCGGCCAAATGTGGCTGTCATTGGCCGCTTGGCGTGGTCCAAGCTGCGCGTGCATCCCAAGATCACCGCATCGCTTGCCCCCTCCAGCACCGGCAACACCCTGACGGTCAACGGCCAAGGCGCTCCGGCGTCCCTGCAGGCCGTGGCTGATCTGCTGGAGCTTGATCAGATTCTGGTCGGGGAAAGCTGGGTGAACACCGCCAAGCCTGGTCAGGATGCAACCCTGTCCCGCGTGTGGGGTAAACACATGGCGTTCCTGCACCAGAACCCAATCGCCACGGTTCGCGGCAACGCAGTCACATTCGGCTATACGGCCGAGTATGGCAACCGGGTGAGCGGCAGCATCCCCGAGCCCAAAGTGGGTCTACGTGGCGCACAGCGTGTGCGGGTCGGCGAATCGGTAAACGAGATCATCGCAGCTAGTGATGTAGGTTACTTCTTCCAAAACATCGTCGCTTGATCATGGCTAAACACATTGTGATCGCTGGCCCCGTCGAGCATGACGGGGTCCGATATGACGAGGGGCAGGAGTTGACCCTGCCCGCTGATGATGCCGCCACACTGGTGGCACTAGGTGTCATCGAGGCGTTTCATGCCGCTGCCAAGGGCAAAGCCCAGGATGGCGACTGATGGCGTTCGAGGAGGATTTCGACTTCCTCAATGAAGACGGCTTTGGCGTCCCAGTGATCTGGGGCGCCATTTCTAGTAGCGGTATTCTTGATAAGAATGCTCAGCTTATATTTGGTGGAAATGTTATCAGTGTCGATTACGCAGTACGCCTTAAAAGCTCAATTTTCTCAGCCCTCCGCTACGGCGACCTGCTGCAGGTCGATGGCGCAGCCTATTCCGTTCGCGAACCGATGCCAGTGGGCGATGGGGCCTACATGATGGTTAGCCTGTCTCTGGAGCCGATTGCTCCTGTTGCCGACACGTTTATCACCACCCTGTCAGGCCTCCAAATTACAACACTTTCCGGGATTCCCTTGGTTGCGCAATGACTACCACTATTACAGGGCTGCCTAACGCAACAACACCACTAACTGGCACGGAACGTGTGCCGATGGATCAGGGTGCGAATACTGTCGATGCAACTACTCAAAACAGTGCAAACTTAGCACCGCCTACCAACCTCACTTACGATCCAGCGACACGCCTCCTAGGTAGCAGCACTGGCGCAGACGTAACGCTACCGGAGGCCACCACGCTGGCGGCTGGCTTGCTATCTGCCGCCAACCAAGCAAAGCTAGATTCTATAACCGTTGACCGCGCTACTCTAACTGTAGCACCAGTCCGAAATAACACCGGAAGCGCGATAGTCAAAGGCGTGCCGGTCTACGTGACTGGCAGCAGCGGAACAACTAAAACCATTGCGCCGGCTGACGCCTCTGTCGAAGCAACGGCAGCCAATACCATGGGCCTGACAGTGGAGGCGATCTCCAGCAATTCCGACGGCTACGTTGTTACCGAAGGCCCGCTCACTGGCGTCAACACATCCGGCCTGACAGAGGGCGGGCTGGTGTTCCTCAGCGAAACCACTGGC